GCATTTGAGGGTTGGAAAACGGAGGAGGAGGAGGGGGCATTTGAGGGTTGGAAAACGGAGGAGGAGGGGGCATTTGAGGGTTGGAAAACGGAGGAGGAGGAGGGGGCATTTGAGGGTTGGAAAACGGAGGAGGAGGGGGCATTAGACTCCTCGAAGCACATATTTGAGTCAATTCATTCTCTGATAGTTGGCTTCGGATGTTTAACTTGCGTATTATGAAATCTTCGTTTGGTGTTAATACATTTTCGGGACGGGCAAGTATACCGGTAACAACCGGATCAGGAATATATCTTGGATCAGAGTTTTCATTCCAAAATGTAAGAATTTCATAAAGGGATGAACACTCTCTCCATTCTATTCTTTTAATAATATCTCCTCTTGAATCTATAGTACATTTTATTACATTTTGCCCAACACATCCTACACTTTCAAGTATTAATTTCAACGGATTATCTCCACTACCATATGACTTATAAGCCTCATCAGTCGAAAAAGTATCAAAATACTCTCTTTTTAACTTACGGACAATAATGTATAATGCTGTTCTTAGTTGAGTTTTACTGGCATATTTTCCTTTAAGTAAATGGTCTACAATTTCTATATAATCATTAAATATCGATTCGAGACCATTTTCGACAGTGCCCGATACCCGTATGTTCTTCGCCTCGGTTCCCGGCGTAAAACGTATATTTAGTGCCGTTTGGGCGCGATTGATCACCAACTGTTGTGGAAAATCAATCATCCAATAAACATGTGTAACCGCCGTCATTTTATTAGTAACAATAATATTATATATAGTATATGTGTATACTAAAATGTTATTTATCCAATAACATAAGCGCCATAGCCGAGTAATTATGTAGGTCGATTAACGTATACCGCATACATTCGTCATTTATCAGGTTTACTAAATTATTGGTAATAGATATAGAACGCTGGATATTATCTTCTATTCGCATTAACACACCAATTACACTATAACGGAAACCAAATTGTACGTCAACAAATAAGAGCCAGGGTCCAAATTGTATGTTATTTGTTCAGTTTGAATTGTAGATATTGAAATAATTATCATCGCATAGTTGCGGTGTAGATGAGTGTACCTTATTTCCGTAAAAAAAACGCGATTCCTAGTTTGTTCATTATCGTTGAATTGAAATATTGACTTATAAGCAATGCTTTTCAGCAATGAGACTTACCGCCACGTTTCTAAAAAGTTGGTTTCCCAATCTTCCATTTGAAATAATTTCCGTCATATAAATATAGATTATGTGATATATTTATATTAAACAATATACGAGTATTTAAAACTTCGACCCGATAACCTCATTGGCGGCCATCGGCTCAAACGACATCATCCCACCGGGCATTCCGCCGCCGACATTTTGCGCGTAAGTGCTGTTGAAGTGCTGGGTCTGCTGGCTTGCCTGCGAGAGACCGTAGTCTGCGGTGCCAGTATTACGGTTGGTGGTCAGCACGGGGTTAGGAGGCGCCATTCCGCCACCGACCATTCCACCAGGAACACCACCGGCGTAAGGCTGTGAAAGAGGTTGCGTGATACGGACTGCGCCGGAACCGCCTGCGGCCGCGCCACCGCCACCCACACTGCCATTATAACTCGTCTCACCGCCCAGTAACTCGATTGTGCGTTCCACAATAATCTGGACCTTCTCGCCCAACTTTGTCTTGATACTCAAGAGAATCATCAATATGCCTAAAATTGTGGTGGTAAAGTTGAACTCGCTGTATCTGTATCCGGAGTAAGTGGGGATATAGGTGATTAAGCGATGGATAAAGTAGATAAACACGAACATAAAGAGGATTTGTCCGAGGATTTCTACTAAAATCATCAAGGTCGCCTTGTGGTCGTCGGGTTCGGGGACATAGGTGCGAACCAGGTATAACATAACGAGGATGGGGATGAAACCCACCACGGTATATTGGACGATATTTAATAAGATACCTTGCTGCTGTTCGTCTAAACGAAAGACGTGGTCGACGAACGAACTACCGCGCTTCGTTCCTTCCTTTACAGTTTCTTCAAATGCCTCCATTGTTGAGTATATATATATACCGGCGAATATATAAAATAATGATGGAACAATGATGGAAGTAGAACCAAGGATATAAACAGAGCCCGATAATAATAATTATTGTAGTAAATGCTCCGTCGTTTCTCACGTATCAACAGTGTTCCTCATTATCGCGTTGAAAATACGGGTGTGGCGCAATACGCTATAACAAGCACTGACGCGGACGACGACGCCACTGACGCCTCCGCCGCCTCCGCCGCCTCCGCCTCCCCCACATTATTCATCCACCCCCACGCAGAATACCAATACCTAAATCTCATCCACGATATTATACAACAAAACAATGAACAAACGGGCCGGAATGGGTCCACATTTTCCATATTCGGCGCAGGAATGGTATTCTCATTAGACCAAGGAACGATTCCGATTCTCACCACAAAGAAAATGGCGTGGAAAACGTGTCTCAAAGAACTCCTCTGGTTCGTCCAGGGGAAAACCGACAATCGCATTTTACAAGACGCCGGCGTCCACATTTGGGACGATAATGCGTCACACGATTTTATGGAATCGCGCGGACTCGCGCACTACGCCGAAGGCGACCTCGGCCCCATCTACGGACATCAATGGCGCCACTTCAACGCCGCATACGTAAACCACGAGACGGATTATACCGGGAAAGGTGTAGACCAACTCGCCGAGATTATTCGCTGCCTGAAGCACCCTACCGAGAGATTTTCGCGACGCCTGATTATGTCCGCCTGGAATCCGTGTCAATTGGACGAGATGGCCCTTCCACCGTGCCATATATTGTGTCAGTTTAATGTTGATAACCATAATCGCCTTTCGTGTGCTTTGTATCAACGCAGTGGTGATGTGGGATTAGGTGTCCCGTTCAATATCGCATCGTATAGTTTTTTGACGCACCTTCTTGCGAAACATTGCGGATTGGTCGCACACGAATTCGTATATCATTTAGGAAACGCACACATCTACGACGACCATATGGAAGTTATGAAAACACAGTTATTGCGTCGCCCGATCGCGTTTCCACGGGTTGAAATCTCGGTGTTGAGAGATGACATCAACGACTATTTATTCGAAGATTTTCGCGTATTGAACTACCAAAGTTACGATTCCTTGAAGATGACAATGCGAAAATAATATAGAATTAATGTGTTATTACATTTTATAATCTTCACGACCGAACGACCGAACGAACGATATGAGTGGTAACGCAGCATTGTCCGCCGCGCGAAAGCGTAGAGCATCTTCTACACCCATGGGCGCTGGCGTCGGCGCGCAACCTACGCAATCTTCCGCCTATTATAATCGAACAACGCCTACGGCGCAACAGTTGATGAATCAAACATTCCCCGAACATAATAGCCAGCCACAATACACGCTTCCGAGAGAAACGGTGCCGAATGTGCCGATAAATATATACGAAAACATAGAACTGATTAAGCAGCAAATCACCGCGCGAACCAAAACGATACAAACACAAGGAAGCGCGATACCCGTTGACAAACTCCGAATTCTCCAAAAACAAAACGAAATCCAAAACCAAATTCTTAAACAGAAAATGGCAATCGCGCAACAGATGGAGCAAGCTGAGAAGCAGCAACAGCAAGAGAAGGAGCAAGAACTACAACAGCAAATGTCGCAAATGGCGATACCCTCTACGAATGAACCAGAGTTTATTTATGAAAAGGGAATACCGCGAAAGAATCCGAAATATAAATCACCGGCGGAAATAGAGGCGATGAAACAGGCGCGCGTGCAGGCGAGGGCACAGGCGAAGGCGCCGGCACAAGCACAAGCACAAGCACAAACACAAACACAGGCACCGGCACAAGCACAAGCACCTAGTCGAATGACACCATTCGTAAGTATGATATCCGATACCGGCGCGATTCCACCCCCAATTGTTATTTTAAAATCACACGATGCCAAACTGGAAGAACACGATAATGTGATACAAGATATAATACACCAGTTGGATTATTTACTAGAACGTGTTAAAGAAGCATCGCCCACCGCCACCGACGCCACCACCGCCACCGACGCCACCACCGACGCTGACGCTGACGATGAACCAGAGCAAGAATTATTGATGGAGGTTGTTATGAACGATTTAACAAACAGTCGCGAATTTGTAGAAGGTATTGTGGATAAGATTGTCAATGATACGAATCTCTCGGAGGTGATTATGAAGATTGAGCCACTCGTCAAAGAGAACCAGGAATTGCGGTCTCTTATCCATTCACAGCAACAAATGATGAACGAAATGAACACAATGTTGTTGCGACTATTGAATTCAAATGCGCCGTCGCAGTCGCAGTCGACGGAGCCGGAGGAATCGCAACAGGAAGTATTTCAAGACGAAGGATTAGATGTTGACGGATTATATCAGCACGAAGTTGCCGACGCAGTCGAGATGACCGAGATTGTATTATCTACTGGACATGTTGAAATTATATCAAATGTCGCCGAAAACCCGGATACAGAGCCGGCTCAAATTATTGACCTAGACGAAGCCGAAGAGCCCGCCGAGGAGTCCACCGAGGAGGAACCCACCGAGGAGGAACCCACCGAAGAGCCCACCGAAGAGCCCACCGAGGAGGAACCCACCGAGGAGCCCACCGAAGAGCCCACCGAAGAGCCCACCGAGGAGGAACCCACCGAGGAGCCCACCGATGCGTATTCAGAAATGCCACATTTTCCAATCGCACTCATTGTAACTGAATTACAACCGTGCGCGTAAAAAAAAAGAAGTATAAATATGAATATGTAATAGTATTCATATTTACAATGTTAGTTATTTCTATTTTCATTTTCTGTATCGTCTTATTTTTGTATCTACATATCAATTTTCATCTGAAACGAAGCAATGATTTAGAAGTGTATGAAATAGAACAACCGTCCAAGCAGCGTTTAGAAGAAGTATGCGATATACGACAGCCAACCACCTTTGAATTTTATAACGAACAAATGCTAGCCCAATTATCATACCAGGGAATTCATACCAATTATCGTGCGTTTGATATCCATATTCGCGATGTTAACAAAACGGTGGCGTCCGCGTCCGCGTCGTCGTCGGACGCAGCAAAAGCCCCCCAGAAAGGAACCGAGAACGAAGTCGTATTGTATATCCCGGTTACATTCAAAATCGCACACGAAGTCCTGAAAAAAGACGCGGAAATGAAATACATTAGTGAACAAAATGCGGATTTTATAGATGAAACCGGTCTTCTGAAAATATTTCAATTAAACGATGAATTACTACGCCCGTATATGGTATCAACGTGTATGTATGATATTATGATGGCATCTACTGGGACAACAACCCCACTACGCTATGAAGTAAACTATCGCAATTATTTCCTTGTAACACAGGGGCGCATTAAGATACTGTTAATCCCTCCCAAAGACACGCGGTATTTATACCCCATCAATGATTACGATATTTTAGAATTCAGATCGCCGGTGAATCCGTGGAAGGTCCAGTCCGAATACCAGGACGACTTTGATAAAATCAAGACACTTGAAGTGGAATTATTCCAGGGGATGGTTATGTTTATTCCGGCATTTTGGTGGTATAGTATCCAATATATCGTTCACGAAACGAGCGTTTGTTCTTTCAAATATCGCACGCATATGAATACGCTCGCCATCGCTCCACAACTAACATTGAACCTGCTTCAGAATATGAATATAAAGCGCGACACTCTTGAAAAACGGGCCATCGTCAAAAGTCAATTCTCCTATGGCGTAGATACGACCGATGGCGGCGGCAGTGGCAGCGAGACTCATCCTCCTCCTCCTCCCACCGAATACACCCCATCCGTCGATTCGCAATATTTACCCAAATCAATACGCGGAACCAGTAATAATCCATATAGTATTATGAACGCGGTCACTGAAAATGTAGCGTCGGCGAACGCGTCGGCGGCGGCGGCGGCGGGCACGTCAATGGAAGACAATATAGGTTCTGCGGATTTAGAGACTAGCATTGCGGCCACCGCCGTTGTAGGGACACCCCCGGCGGAATATATATCTCAAATGCCAGCGGTATCGGCGGACATGTAACGAGTAGTAGTTCACGGCATCATCCCGCGCAGCGATTCACACACTTCTTCAATTGGGATACAGTCGACGGATAATATTTTTGTAAATAACTCGTGAAGTTTTTTATTAGATACAACGTCCAATACCAATGACGATATATACCCGTCACTCGTAAACACGTATTGGGGATATTTGTGATAATAACTATAGAAATCACGATAGATATACATTGTGAGAAATGCCATACCGAGCGACCATACATCGTGTTTGAGTTGGACTGTCTTCCAATTATATTTACTTGTTCGATTTGTATCACGGATATTCTTGAATTCGGGGTGACAATAGGGTATCGTTCCTCCGGTGCCATAGCCCTTACCGCGAATTCCGGATAATCCGAAATCAATCAAATACACGGTGAAATTCTTACATTTTTCGGGATGGTTGATATCGAAATTATCGTGTTCTCGGATGAGAATATTGTCGGGCTTGACGTCGCCGTGGACGACCGATAATGCGTGAATATCGCGCAATAGATTCGCGCATTGATGAAACAGATGAATAAAAAAGGGGTTTTGTAACGTCAAGTATTGTTTATATACGGAATTTCCGATATTGTCCTTTACCCAATTGTATAATGTGTGTGTATGTTTTACGTAATGCTGTATACTAAACGATATCATATTTTCACGTAGGTTATTATAAAATGCCCGCGGCTCGTTTGTGAGTTGGTCCATACCCGCATAATTATCCGCGTTGTCATAATATTTACAATCGCATAATGCGTGCCGACATTCACATACATCGTTTTTGAGGTTTCGCTTGATATTGGAGTAAACTAAAAAAGGGCGTATGATGCGGGTATCCGCACCCGGGTCTGTGCCTGGTATTTCACGCAACGCGTTTATGACGTCGATTTCGTTCATAAAACTATACGGCGAGTCGTCTATTCGAAGAATATACCCATTATAACGAAATACGCCGATATATTGTTTTGTTTTCACCGACCGATACTGTTTTTTCTCTTCAAATAAATCCCGATAGATGTTATTTGCGATAATAATATACAATATCCGCATCTTGATTTTTACGATGTCCGAGACCCAAGGAATACTATGAATTGCGTCCTCGTAACGAGGGTCCAATAGTTTGTCTTCAATATTGAATTTATACATATCCATTACCCGGATAAGTTCTTGTAACTCGTAATCTTCGGTTATAATCGTATTGTCGACTTCGGTGCGAAACAAGGTGCGTGTATTGACGGGACTCGGCGCGGGTGGTGGCGGAGGCGACGGCGGCGGAGGCGAATCGTCGTCATCTGGATTGACCGTCATTATTATATCAGACTCAATAACGACCTCGTATTGTCGTTTTCTTTGTACAATATGCCTATTTTTTAATTTATCTCGTATGTTATTTTTGATTTTTGTGATGAATGCTAACATATATAGAATGTATAGATATGTATACTTTTGTGTCTATATATGTTACGGCTATGGTTACGGCGATTATGCGCCGAATGTGCTTTCTTGACAATACGACACGTACAAAAACCCGTCGGCGTCTTTATTCGCATCATAGATAGGCCCTATCATTGATGTGATGGGGTATATCTTATTATTGATAAACATAAAAAGCGCCTTTTCTGATGGAAAGTGAATACGTTTCCGGATAATCTGCTGAAGTTGAAGTAGCGTCAAATCTCTCGGAGTGATGTACTTTGATTTGTCGATTGGATACGCATCGCGGTCGCTTTTGGATGGCTGTATGATGAGTGGGACGCGGTCTGGGTATTTTTCAAGGATAATCTGCGATTTTTTAATGCGTTCTAAATAGTCGTTGTTTATAAACGCAGGAAGTGTCAATGGCACGGGTGCGGGTGCGGGTGCGGGTGCGGGCGCACTGGTTGCCGAGCTTGATTCATCGCCACCGCCGCCACCGCCACCGGGCGCATTCGTATATAATTTTTGCGGATAAGAATAGGAAGTATCGATATTCATTTGACTGATGATATAATAAACACGAATATCGATTTATATCTTATATTACTACTAGCGAATAAATATTTGAATGTGCGATAAATTGAAATCTATTACGGAGTTTATTATAATACAAGTAGTTATATTCCAACTGAACTTGTAATGACGACAACACTGTCTCACGATATCCGTAAATATACGACAGTTGTAAAGAAAATGGACAGCCCTCCTCTTCCTCTTCCTCCTCCTGTCGCCGCCGCGCCCGCATCCGCGCCCGCATCCGCGCCCGCATCCGCGGCAGCGCTACTTCCAGAAAATATGTCACCAGAACAGGTGCTCGCATTCGAGAAATACAAATCAGGTCAAAATGTATTCATCACCGGCCCAGGCGGAACCGGCAAGTCCGCACTCATCCGAGAGATTTATAAATACGCGACCCAGCGCGAACACAACATCCAGGTATGTGCGCTCACAGGTTGCGCCGCAGTTATGCTGGATTGTAAAGCGAAAACAATCCATTCGTGGGCCGGCATCGGACTCGCCAACGGCGATATTGACCGTATCGTAGACCGCGTAGATAAGAACTTCTTCAAAAAAAAGGAATGGCGAAAGACGCGCACACTCATCGTGGACGAAGTGAGTATGATGTCAAAACGGTTGTTTGATATCTTGGACCTCGTTGGAAAAACCGCCCGAAATTGTCATTCTCGTCCTTTCGGCGGAATCCAACTCGTCTTCTCCGGCGATTTCTACCAGCTCCCGCCAGTGGGCGTGAATACGGAAGACCCCGACAACGCGCGATTCTGCTTTGAAAGCGATAGTTGGTTTCATACCTTTCCAAAAGAAAACCACATACAACTGAAGCAAATCTTCCGTCAAAATGACCCCGTATACTGCCAAATTTTGAATCAGGTGCGCGAAGGGCGGATTACGCGCCGAACTGACGAAATCCTTCGGTCACGCGTCGGCGTTCTTCTACCGGATGTATCTGAAGACGGAACCCCGCAGACGAAGCCGACGATTTTATATGCGACCCGGTCGCGTGTCGACGAAATCAATCGCCTGGAAATGGAGAAACTCACGATACTGGACCCGGATAGCCCGGACTATAACTACGAATTGAAGTATGTAACCGACTTGCCGTTGTCGGAAAAGGAAAGGCAAATTCGCGCCTCGCAGTCGAAGGAGCGCATATCATCGGAATTGGGTTCTCTCAAGAACAGTATTTTGTGTGATGATATCGTTCATTTGAGGGTTGGCGCGCAAGTGATGTGCGTCGTGAATATGGAGGAATCGGTGACGACTGCTGCGACTCCCATATGTAATGGAAGCCAGGGGGTTATTGTGCGGATGACGGAAACAATCACCAGTATGTCGCCCGCATTGCCGGTGGTGCGTTTCAACAATGGACTTGAAATGACGATTAATCCACATACGTGGATGAGTGAGAACATCCCGGGAATTGGCGTATCTCAAATCCCACTGATACTATCGTGGGCGATAACGATACATAAGAGTCAAGGCGCCACTCTGGAACGATGTATTATTGATATAGGGGAACGTGTATTCGAAGCCGGGCAAAGCTATGTCGCACTGTCGCGAATCAAATCATTACAGGGAATGAGTATTATGAGTTATGATGTATCACGTATTATGGTGAATAAGCGTGTGAAGGCATTCTATACGGATTTGGATAGTTGGTCTAAGTCCTCGGGGAAATAGTTTGTCCGGCAGGAGAAAAGATGTTGATGAAGTGAGTGGTAGTAAGAAAGAGAAAAAATTGAAATAAAAGAATGAGAAAGAAGGAGAAGAAGCGAATCGAAAGAATGTTAAGAGTGATAAGATGGGTGAGTGAAAAG